ATTATCTATTTCTTTAGGACCATATAAAATAGGGACTACATTAGTAACTGTACCTCTTGCACCTGTAGCTCTTTGATTAAATGTTAAATTTTTGAGTTTTAGAGGGTCTCCACTGATTTCTTCAACAATAAAGTCCTTAGTAATCTTATAATCTGCATTAGAAGGACGAAATAAGTAGGTATCTGGGTGAACAACCTCTACTTTTGCAGCATAAAGTGCCTTAAAAAGGATTTCGAAGGCATTATCAGTACCTTTTGCTGTGTAAAAACTCTCCGAATTGAATAAAAAGTTCCTTTGGTCTATATTTTCAGCAAATGGTCTCTCAGTAAAGCCTGGAGCAAACTGAGTTTTGATCTTTTTGAAGAATTCTTGAAGAAATATTACATTTAAGTTCTCAATTCTAGTCCCAGAAGTGTGCGCAACACCTACTGAAGAGGAAAATACCAACTTATCTGGTGTATTTGACCCTATGTAAGATGTAATACCACTAAAACCCCTTGTACACCCCTCAAAAGTGCTATCTGTCTTATATTCGTAAGATATTATTTCATCATCTATCTTAATTAGACCATAATTATCAGGAAAACCTACAGTAAAATTGCCATCTTGACCTGCTTCAATCTGTGTAGCGTCCATTGAGAGGTCGCCATTAAGAATTGTTGAGTCTTTTATGTCATATAATTCATCTAACTTAACATATCTGTCTAAATTCTGAATTAAATCCAGAGAACCACCAGGAATTTCTTGTGAAACATAATAAGATTTAAGAAAATCAGGTAAAAGCGGAAAATCCTCCCTCACAAAGCGAGGAAGTTGATTTTCAACAATATCTTGGAATTTTACTCTAGTCTCTATTGTCATTTTTTATTAGTATCCAGATCCACCAGTTGTGGAAGGTGTGCTAGTATTATTAGATGATGTAACAGCAGTTGTACCATTACCATTAGTTGATGTATTTGCTGTAGATGATGTCAAATGTGGTATTCCTCTTATCAAAGAACCATTTTTATAACTAGAAGTTACCTTATAACTGGAACCAGATGTATTAGTACCAGAGGTAATTTCATCAGGAACCATAGTAACTGTTGTATTAGAAGCATCTAACTGTAAATAAAGATCTTGCAATCCAATCACATCATTAGAATAAGGTTGCATTGATATTTCAATCAGAGGTGTTGTGAATCCTTGTGCTCCAAGATTAATTTTAGAAGAAGTGATGTTAAGAGGATTTAACATAATCTCACCTTTTTTATAATCTATGGTTCCTATTGCTCTTTTAACAACAACTGGTTGAGTTGGTGAATTCAATTTGAACAAAAATATTGTTCCAGTTAAAAGATCAGTTCCAGGAAGATCTCCAAGATAAACACAATCACTAATACCATTTACAAAAAATCCTGAAGATTTTATGTTATAACCATCTTCACTACCAATATGAATTCTATTTCCATAACAAATTTCATATTCTGTATAAGTATTTAACCTCGGTTCCATATCCCTTCTCATAGCAACTGTAGTGATATTAGAAGTAATGGAAGCTTGACTATTATCAATAATTCCTAAGAATTTACTATACTTAAATCTTGCACCAAATTTATTTAATTGACTAGAATCTGAATAATTTACTATATTACTGACTATTTGATTCTTAACACCATCTGGAGATGCTGCTTTACTTGTATCATAATATACTGTACTATCTGTTTCTACAAACAAATACTTCAAATCTAATATTTCAGTAATAATTCCAGCACAAGAATACTTTTTCAACTCTCTTTTGATGTTTTCTTTAATAGCACTAGAGAGATAAACACCATTATAGGGTTTAACACTGATAAAAACCTCACCATATCTAGGGGGATCTAATTCTTCACCACCATATGCAGAGACTGACTCTGCTTCTGCATAGATTCTAGGTAATAATGCTTCAAAATCTGATGCTGTAACTGCTCTATTCTGAGAAGCATAGATTTGAGGAGCATATTTTTTAACAGATTCTATACTTTCTATTGCACTACCACCAGAAGAAGGTGCATTAGTGTATACAATAGACACTCCTGAAGTAACTGAATCACCATTATTGCTTACTAATCTACCTGCATAGGTAAAAGCACTCATTCCATTGGCATCTGCACCACTAGAAGTGATGTAACTTGCCTCAATAAAGTTAGGTTCTTCTACTGCTTTACCAAAAACACCATCTCCAAAGATAATTTCATACCTTTCTTGCTCTATTTCTTGCAAGAACCATATCATTGACTCAGAATTTACCTTGAATAGACTATCAGCCTTGGTATATTTGTCTCTAACTGAAGAAGTTTCATTATCTTTAACAACTACACGTATTAAATCAGCATCTATTCCTGCATTTGGAAGAATAAATTTCTGATTTGGGTTTCTAGAACTTACTGTAAAGGTCTGATTGACATATGTACCTTCATAAACCTTAATATTATCAAAATATGCAAATCCAGTTGATAAAACAGGAACTGTAATATCTTCAGGTATTGCAAAAGTATAACTATTTCCTCCGAATCTTTCTGCTGTAGTTAAAACTATACCTGCTTTCAGTGTAAGAGTAACTGCAGTTATATTAGAACAATCAACACTAAATGAAACATCTGCTACTGCTGCTTTCCTTGATCTAGGAACATAACCTATATTCCTTGCCAGGGACACCACATTCTCCCTCAGAGTGGCAGAATCAATGAATACCTCATTAGTTACCATATTGGCATTATATGAGGAAATATAGGTATTATAAGCAAGGGTGTCTATAATCGCCGAAAGATTAGATCCTTCAAAATCATAATCCGTGAAATTAGAATTAGACCTCAAATAATCTTTGATGGAGGTCTTAATCTGATCAAAATCGACGTTACTAAAATTAACTAAAGGCATTTACCTAGTGGATTCTAATACAAATGATAGTTCTTGTTCTGGCACGTCAATGCCAACGATATAATATTGAACAGTTACATTAAATTCATTATTGTCAAAATTAGGATCTACTATAATCTCTTCTAATTCTACACGTGGTTCATAATTTTCAATAGTATTTCTAATTTCATCTTTTAATGCAGCTGCAGTCAACTTATCCATATTGTCAAACAAAAGGTTATTTACATTCGACCCAAGAACTGGTTGAAATGGTCTTTCGCCTTGTGTAGTTAAAATTAGATTACGAACTGAGCGTGCAATAGCGTTCTCATTCTTCAGTCCAATTAAATCATTACTTAAAGGATTGTTTTGCCAGCTTGCACTGATATCTAAGAATCCTTGACTTCGTCTTTGAACAGGCACGTATCTACGTTACTATAATCTAGGTTTATTTATTACAGTTTCTAAAAAAATTAATCTTGTAGAGAAATTGGATTCCCAAATTCATCAAAGAGATCCTCTTCCTCTACCTTTTCATACAAATCATTTGTAGTTTTAGTACCATTTTTAGGTACATACTTATCACTTAAGGTTTCACGTAATAGTGTATCTGCCATTTGTATTTTGAATATTATTATCTATTTAATCATCGTAGACTCTACATTCCATAGCATCAGGATGTACGTCACAAAACTCTTCAAATGCAGTTCCAGGATGATGCCTGTTATGCCAATCATTTATTTTGCCCTCATTGGGGTCTACCACTTCCCCATCATGAGAATGCTCAAAGGCATCATTATGTAATTCTAAGTCAGACTTAGTATATTCAATCATCCCGTGATTGATATGCTCTTTACCATCTTTTTCAATATATGCATTAGTCATGGTTGACCTCCACTAGGTATAAAACTATTTAAGTAATTTCTTTCTTATCTCATTCACTATTATCATTAAAAGTATTAGAACAATAACAATAGAGTAGGCTACTACAAAATTCATAGTATAGAGAGACACGAGGTTTTCGCTGATTTTTACAGAGAGGAGGGTTTTTCCCCTTCAGGTATGCATCAGACCTGGGATCAGTTATCAAGTACTTACAGTACGCCCAACCATTCTTTCTGAAGTCCTCAGACATATCCACAGGTCTATTGGCAACCTTAGTCATTTTCTTCCCTGCCCTCTGTATCTTTTCTTTGCCTTGTTTCTGGAACTAGCAGCAAACTTGGTGTGCTTACCAAGTCCCTGTCTAGTCTTCTTGGGAATGGACTCTACAAATTCATTCCCTGATGCATTCTTTCTAAGTGCCATGATTATATCACCCTAGTCTTCTCATGTCCCACTCTGATCCTTGGATCACACCAGATCTTAAATCCAGCATCCATAGCATCTAAGCAGAAACTCACATCCTCTCCACACATGTCTTGGACAGCACCTGATTCAAACACCTGCATCTTAGGAGCAAACCAAGGATAGGTCATCTTCTCATCCTCAAAGACACCCTTCTTAATCAGCACCCATCCAAACCCTGTGTAGTCAACTGTGAAGGGCTTCTTCCTCTTAGAGATACCATCAACCATCTCATGGTTCATAACACCCCCATTGCTTCTGAAATCATCCTCATCCAACCAATGTGCCACAGAGGTAGTCTTACCATCTTCAGTAGAATACCAACCTGCTGCAATCTGTCTCTCATGCTCACTATTAATAATCTGTCTCATACCTGTGACATTTCCATCATCATCTGTGATGTCTTCCTGAGTGACTGCTTCTGCAGGGAGAGCTAGGTCAAGCAATTGCCAGAACTTCTCAGTGTTAAAGACTATATCAGAGTCTATCCATAACTGGTAGTCATATTCTAATTTTCCATCCCAAGGTACTTGCTTAGGGCCACGAAGAACATTAGCACCCAATACCTTACAACGTGCAAAGTTCACCATAGATGAGTAATCCTGTGATATCTGAATACTCATTCCATTCTGAACCATGTCAAAACATAGTTGTACGAAATTCTTTAGAAAGATATAAGAGCAACCTCTACCTGGTAAGCAGAATACTATTGCCTTTCCTTTCATTCTTGCTTTAATTGCATCAATATCCCAATCGGGTGCTTTCTTCTTTGGTGCAACTGTCTTAACAGTAAATCCTTTTGCCATAATTGCTTGGTTAACCTCAATTCAATTTTATCAGTTTATTTAGCAATTGTCAATAGGAATCCAGTTTTGATCTTCTTTATTGTTACCTATGTTTAAATCTTGAGTTTTAATATCCATTGCTATTGTTATTCTTTCTTTTTCAGATCGATGTATTGTAGTATAATGAGGAATAAAGGAAGGAAATATTGTTAATGTTCTTGGTATATTTTTCTCATTTATAAGATCAGGATCTGGATAATATGTAAGAGGGTTTACATAAACTGTAGATGTTTCATCACACTGAACTGTAAAGTGACAGCTTAAATAACAAGTTTCTC